CCCGCAGTGAACCAGCCGAGGGAGCCCCTGCCCGATTACCTCGTCCATATCGACAGTGTTTACAAGAAGGGTGGCTCACCGGACCTAGTCATCACGACCCTGGAGAACGCCCACTCGGCCGGATGGATCGGCTGCCTGGAGTACCAATGGCGAAGACTGCTGCGCTGGCTCCGAAATGGAACCTGGACGCCGAGAGGGACCTCTGGCGCGCGATCTGCGCGCCGAACTCCTGGCACGGCAAAGACGGCGTAGCCGTCGGGACGCACCCGCGCTCGCTCTGGTACTTCGTCAACAAGGCCTGGGGTGCTGAGGCCTACCTCAAGACGCACCTGGCCGAGCCCCAGTGGCTCTACGAGCCGATCCACGTCCCCTACATGACGTGGCTTCAGAAGCATCTGCTCGCGTGGAAGAAGTATGCCCTCTCCGGCATTCCCGAGCAGTACTCCATCGCGTCCGTCCTCCCGCGAGGCTACGGCAAGACCGTAACCTCGACGAAGGCTGCGACCCTGTGGACGCACCTTGACGACTGTGACATGACCACGCTCATCCAGTCGGCGACGGATAGCCTCTCCTCGGACATCCTCAAGTCGCAGATCGCCGTCATGGGCGGCGAGGACCCCTCGTCCTGGTTCGTCTGGCTCTACGGCAACTGGGTCTCGGGGGCGCAAGAGAAGACGCGCGAGTACATCAAGCACGGTTACAGGCGCGCGCGCAACATCTCCGAGCCCTCAATCGACACGTCGTCTGCCGGCATCGGCGCCACGGGCTACCACCCGAGGCAGTCATGGTGGGACGATCCGCTGGAGAAGAACAAGCTCAAGCAGGACCGCTCTGCGTACCTCCGGGGCCAGCAGGAGGCCGTCAACGCCTCCGCCAACTCCCTCCAGCGGAACGGGCTCCGCGCCCTGGTCCTCACCCGGTACCTCGACGACGACGTCGCCGGGCGGCACTTCCGGGAGGAGGGCATCGCCTCCTGGGAGGGAATGCCCTGCCCCCACATGGCGCTGTTCGACAAGGTCCCCTTCGGCGCGGGCGTCTGGCACGTCTTCTTCTACCAGACCGAGGACGAGGTCACCGGACTCCCCACGCACCCGAGGCTCTGGACCACGCGAGCCATCGCCGACGCGAAGCGCAACGACGCCGAGGACTTCGCCTGCCAGCAGCAGAACAACCCCGGCTCCGGCGAGCACGCCCCCCTCGTCGAGGGGCAGATTCCGTGGCTCTACCTCTCGTACGCCGACTTCCTCTGGGACGTGCAGGTCGAGTGGGCCACGGTCCACATCGACACCGCCTTCAAGAACAAGACGAACATGGGCGCGGGCGACGACTCCGCCATCGTGGTCTGGCTGAAGGACGCGCGCAACAACGGCATCCTCTACCTCGACACCGACCTCCTCCGAGCCTCGAACGAGTGGCGCGAGGAGGACTTCAACAAGGAACTCGTCAAGGTCATGCTGAACCTCCGCCGACGCGGAATCCACATCCACGCGATCACGGACGAGAAGGAGCCCGGCGGCAAGGAGGGGACGTACAAGAACCGCCTCCTCGGCATCCTGCGCACGGCCGGCTTCAGCTTCGGCGACGACCAGTTCATCCAGTTGAACCGCACGAAGGACAAGCGCGCGCGAATCCGCACGTCCGTCGGCCACTGGTCCGAGGGCTATGTCCGCATCCTCCTCAACAAGGGTGACTGCGACTGCCTTCCGCTGGAGTTCGACCTCGTGAAGAACGCCTACCGGCCGCGCCAGTGCCCGCACTTCGTCGTCTCGCCCGCCGTCCGCAAGCTGGTCTACCAGATCGTCAAGGTGGACACCACGCAGCACGACGACCTGGCAGACGCGCAGGCCGACGGCTTCACCCCGCAGCTTTGGCGCCCGCCCGACACGAACCCCGGCATCCCGAACCAGGAGGGTACGGTCCCGCGCCGGCCCTGGGACGAGGACCTCAAGGGCGTCGGGCACGCGATGACCAACGAGGAGCTACTCGCCATGATGGCGGATCGGGACGAGATGAGAGAGGCTGGGTTTCTGGACGACGGAATCCGTGGATTCGAGGCCGACCCATACACCTCACCGAGGGAGCCCGTCTAGGAAAAAGGAAGTGAGTCGTCTTGCCAAACAAGGACGGTATCCCCGGAGATGGCAGTCCGCCGCCACCACCACCACAATCCGATTCCGCGAAGCCCGTCACGAACATCGTCTCATACACGTTCGCTTCGGTCTACCACTGGGGTTGGTTCAACGGCAGTAAGTGACCAAGCGAGGGAACACCGTGAGGCTTTTCAACAGATTGTTTAACTTCTTCCGCGACCCACTCCCACTCCCACTACCACCGGAACTCATCGTGACCCTCTTGCAGACGCGCTACGCCACCGGAAACCGTGTGTACCTCCTCAGTCACGCCACGCAGACGGCGGCGAACACTCCCGCCGGCACGCATGACGGCAACGACGCTACCGAGGACGCTGCGACTCTGGTCCCGGTCGGTGGAACCAGCATCCTCTCATACTCCTTCGATCCAACAGCGCCCGCGGTATCCATCGCGTTCGTCCGCATCCGCGCCCGCGCGAAGGGGAGCGAGCCGACTGGACCCGGGCTCATGGTACTCCAGGCCAAGCTGGGATTCTCGACTATCGGCGTGGGTTCGTTCGGGTTGACGACCAGCTTCGCGGACTACTCTGCTGACTTCACAGTCAACCCATTCACGGGGAACCCGTGGCAGCCCGAAGAGATCGACGCCGTGGAGTGGCAGGTACAGCAGCGGATGAACAGTTCGTTCGGTCCATCGACTGAGGGTCACTGCTCGGAGTTCTTCATCGAGGTCTGGGGAGACAACAGACCGATCTCCCTCGGCGGATACACCTCCTACGACCTCGGTCTCGCGACTCTTGGCTCCCCCGAGGCCGAGCGCCTCCCCGAGGAGTCGGCGCGCGCGTGGGTCGGCGACCGCCGATACCAGGAGGTCTGATGGCGGTGAAGAAGGTCATCTACGTGTGGGTCTCGGGGACCTCGATCAACCAGTACTTCAAGGTCCTCTCCCACGAGGTCCTCGGGCTCCCCGCCGGAACCTACCACGTCTTCGAGATGGAGAATGGTGCGAAGGTCTTCCTCAACGACTTTGGTGTCCGTACCGTCACCGTCGCCGACGACCCCGACAAGCTCAACTAACCTCCTCCCCGCGAAAGGAACCCGCATGCGGCCACGCATCGTGTTCTTCGACGTCGAGACCCGCAAGTGGGCCGCCGACCTCCGCCCGGACGACATCGAAGCGGGGTGGGACGAGCTTCGCGCGGGCAGAGGTGGAGCCGCCGCGGTCGCCGTGTACGACACGCGCGACTCCTGGCTCTACCTCTACGACGACCATTCTGTCGAGTCGTGCGCCCGGCACCTTGAGGCAGCAGACCTCGTCGTGGGGTACTGCTCCAAGAAGTTCGACATCCCGTGCGTCGAGGGTCTCATCGGCCGGCGCCTGAAACTTCGCGACAGCATCGACGTCTTCGTCGAACTGTCCCAGAGCCTAGAGGCAGTCGGCTTCAAGGGCCAGAAGGGTGACCTCACCCTCGACCGCATCGCTCGGCGAAACATCGGTCGAGGGAAGACCAACCACGGCTCCAACGCGAAGGAACTTGCCCGTCTCGGCCAGTGGGGCAAGCTCTTCAACTACTGTAGCGACGACGTTCACCTGACGCACGACCTCTTCTGGAAGGCGGTCGTGGATGGGGGCCTGCTTGGCCCCAAGGGTTTCGTCCGTCTCCCCCTATTCGAGGCATTTCGATGATCTCAATGGCAATCGAGCGCGCTGCGGCAGGTCAGGCCTACGAGCAGCAGATGTGCAACATGGTCATCGACTGCGTGCGCTACTCGGAGTCGCAGTTCTCCGGAATCCGAGCGAAGTTCCCGCGCCTCTACGACCTGTGGCGCGGTACCTGGAGCGGGCGATTCCACCCGCACAAGAACAACGTCCACATCCCGCTCATCTTCTCCGCCATCTGGGCGGACGCCGCCCGCAAGGCCGCGGCTTCGCTCTCCTCGTACCCGCCCGTCAACTTCATGGGCTACGGACCGGACGACCAGAAGGTTGCTCGCAAGCAGGAGGCCCTCAACGCGGCCCAGTTCAAGGACGACAGCGCCTTCCTCAAGCAGGTGGACGCCATCGTCGCCGGTTCGCTCTACGGCGTGACCGTGATGCAGGTCGGCTGGAAGCGCGACGAGCAGGAGCGGATCATGGAGCAGATCGACCGCATGCCCCTCTCGGGCAAGGTCGTCCGCCACATCCGCAAGGGCAAAGTCGTCATGTTCGACGGCCCCGAGTCCATCCCAGTCGACA